CGTCAGATCGGTCGTAACCTGCACCCCGAACTTTCGTGCGAGGGCTGTAACCATTTGTGCCTCCTAAAGGCGCTCTTTAAATGCGAAAAGCGCCCGTAGGGGGCGCTAGAAGGGTTCTGGGTTTTCACCGCTTGGAGGCGGGAGACTTAGTAAGGGATGTGGGAGTTGGGTGGGTATTCAACGTCCAGGTAGAACTGGTCGGCACGTTCCCACCGTTTCGCCGCATCATGACCGAGAGGCACGGACTGTTGCCGCAAACACTGGACGACATAGACGGAACCCATTTGCGTGGACCGGAGCCCGTGGAACAGGGGGAAAACCGAATCCCCAAGGTCGTCCACATCCAACGGCACATTCGGCACGCCCCGGAACCGGAGCTGCACCATCACCTGCCCTTGCGTGACTGCCACATCATCCGTCAACGGCACAACCGTGATCGTCACCAGGCGATCAGGCGACACGGGGACGTTCTTCATCACGATCGCTGTATCCGCGGGCTGAGACACCCCGGACGGGTTGAGGACGCCGATGCCCGCGCCCGTGAGTATCGCAGCGATGCCATTGGAAATGTCGCCTGCGGCACCCATGCGGGCCTCCTAGATGAGTTTGTCGCTCTTCCGAAGGTTGCAGAGAGCGTGTGCCGGGCGGATGTTTTCCGCCGAGTGCGGGCCGCCCTTCGCGAGCGGAATCACGTGATCGAAGTGCAGATCAGCGAGCGATGGAATATCGCCGCCACAGATGTGGCAGACCATGCCGTCACGCTGGAGAACGGCCGCATATGCGACACGGCTCGCCGTTGTTCCCGTCTGACGCCGCCGCGAGGCCTCGCGATTCTTCAGCGCGAACTTCTCGGGGTTGGCTTCGCGCCACCGCCGTGAATACTCTGTATCCGCACCAGGATTTGCTGCGCGGCGGGCGCGGTTCTTTTCGTTGGCTTCGTCGCGATGCTCGTCTAGATACGTGCGGCGACGGTCGCCGTTCTCCTCGAACCATCTACGGATGCGCTCGCGGTTACGATCGGGATTCTCTTCGCGCCAACGCTTGTTGTTGGCGGCGTACTCCTCGGGGCGCGCGTAGTAACGCCGCAGTGCCTTAGCCTTCTGACATTCGCGGCACAGACCTCCACGCGGCCCTCGGTTGCCACAGTCATCAGGGGTGCACGTAGAATCAGTCACATCAGCCTGCTTCCATCAGGTTGGTCACGGCCCCGGCCTGTTAGCGCAGGTGCGGGGCTCTTGTCAATACCCAATTCTACAGGACGCCCCTGACATCCTCCGCGATCATCTTCAAGGCGTCGTCCGCCTTTTGGATCATTGGCAGAGTGAGATATAGAGCATGACCAGTGTTGTGGTGATATGACAACTCATACTCTTGTCTCCGGGCGTAAGGGCCGGGGATGTATATCTCAGCCCCGTCCACTGTGGGACGCACCTCTTCGGATCCAACAAGGTTTCCAGTTTCGACCGGTGTCCCTTGCGCCACTTCGACGCGGATCATTTCCATTGCCTTCATCGCCGCAGGGGTCAGTGCTGCCTGGACGCGTCCCGCAATGCCGTCAAGGTGCAAGTCGAACTCGTATTCGATGCCCATCAGGTCAGGTACACCTCAACATGGTCCTCAACACCCAACGGTGTTTCGAACGTGTTCACACCCACCACCCGCGCAACCCTGCCGCCCGCAGTCACCCGCGAATCCGGGGTGTACTTGGGGGCGTTCGCAAGATCCGTATACCAGGTCGAAGATGACACAACCTGTTGCCCGGTCTGATCCCGGACCAGCTTCGTGGACCCCTCCAAATACCCGGAATCCGTAGAGGCCGCGGCGAATACGTCACCGTACGCGCCAGCACCCGTCAGGGTTTCCACAACCGCAGAATGGATGAACCAGCGTTTGTTCATCCGAACACCCACGGGTTCGGGATCAGCAAGTTGTTGTACCGGAGAACACGTTCCGCCTCAGGCACCAAACCCTTGATCGCGTCAGCTCGTGCCTGCGCAGCAAACTGGGCGTCAGCGAACGTATCCGACGACCCACCCGCTTTAGTTGACTGCAGCACGGTCGAGGTTTGCACTCCCCCAGTCAGCGGGTCGTATCCGATCGCAGCCCACGCGGCAGCCTGAATCACGGTGGCCTGCTTCAAAGCTGCAAGGATTTGCGCATCCGTTGGTAGACCCGTGGTCGAGTCCACCGAGTAGTACGCCTGGTTCGTTGCTTCCAGAACCAGGGTGGTCGCGGAGCGCAACAGGATCGTCGCATTGGCCGGCGCCGCAGACCCCGTGTACTCGGCCAGATCGGCCGGTATTGCGTAGGTGGGTGGTGTGACGAAATCCCCATAGTAGGAGGGCATTCATCCTCACTTCTTGGGGATTATATTCACCCCGTACAGTTCGATCAGGTCTGATTTGGTGAGCGCGTCAGCGTCGTCAGGGGTGATCGGAGAATCCGTCGACTGGGATGCGTGCACTGCCCAACCAACCCATTCCGCCTTGGAGGCGTAGGGGGCGGGCTGCACTCGTACGGTGTCCTCCACGAAAGGGGTACCGTCCGCGTTTACACGCTTCAGGTACCCCTTCGAGAGACGATCCGCAATGAACTGGGTGACAGCGGAGGGAGCCAACTCGAAGATGGCCCCCTCCTCACCGAGAATGTGGATCGGTTCGGACATCAGATGCGGCGGCCGTCCAGAGTGAACGCCGTCACGGTCATCACAACCGACGTGTCGACATTGACCGACCCATCGGACTGCTGGAACCGGCTCGAATCAAACGGTCCAAACCAGGTCGTCGCGGAGTTCGCAACGCTGACCGTCAGATCGCCCTGACCGGACGAAATGGCGGACGGCTGCGAACCGGCCCGAACGATGAGGTTGCCGGCACCGCCCGACGCGTTCGAGACGCGCAGGAACAGGGACGGGTTGGACCGGTTGTTGCCGGGAATGTTGAGGCCGTTGGCGACAACGTTCGCGGTGCCGGCGGGGTCCGCGAGGCTGCCGTTGGCAACCAGGGCGGACGGGGTAAGAGTAGCGCGAGCCATTCGTTATCCCTCCTTAGGAAATGGTGACGCTCACCGAAGCGAGCGAGTCGGGGCGGATGACCTTCGCACCGTAAAGGAACAGGCCCTTCACGGCGTCCGAGAACGAGGTCTGCGGACGGTAAGCCTCAACCTGGCTGATCTGGCTGGCGAAGGTGAGCGCGCGGTCGTTACCAGCGATCACGATCGAGTCAGAGCCTGTGGTCGGGGTCTGGTTCGAGAGCAGAATCTCGAAACCGGCAGCCGAGCCGACCGAACCGGTAACGAGCGCAGACGAAATGTTGTTCGCAGCGTTGGCAACGAACCGAGTGTCGCGCAGGAGAAGTCCATGCGCGGCGGGGCTGATGGCAACGCGGCGACCCTGGACCGCAACGTTCGCCTGGTCCAGCTTGATCTTCAGCGGGACGAGAACCTTGTCGTAGAAGTCGTTCGCGCCAGTTGCCGCCGTGATCGTGACCGGAGCCACCACGTTCTGCGTCTGGATCGACGTGTAGAACGAGCTGAGGTACTGGTCGATCTTGTTCGCCTCAGCGAACGCGGCCTCGTCCATGAGCTGCGGGATAACGTTCCCGCGAGCCTGGCGAGCGTCCACGTCATCGATCGCGAACGCGAAGTAGTCGGCCTGGTCGACAACCAGGGTCCGCTGCGAGTCGTTCGGCACCTCAGGGGTGATCGACGTGCTGTTGGGGATGTACTGGTTGATGGTGGGGCGGTTGACCGAGGTGATACGAACGGTGTCGCCGTAGCCGGCAATCTCGCCTTCGTAGTCGCGGTTGGTGAAGGCCGAGTAAACGAGGGCCTGCCGCAGCGCCACGAGGAGCGCGGGGGACCAGATTTCCGGCCTGAACTTAGTGATGCTCAATTGAGCGTCCTCTCAGTTAGGCGAGGAAGAAGTGCGCCAATTTCCCTTCCTTGAGGGCGGCGTGCTTTTCCTCATCTGTCATGGCAGCGAGTTGCTGCTCTGTGATCTGGCCCGTTTCCTGGGACCCGCCCAGTTCGGTACCGCTCGCCGCTGCCGCCTGGACTGCTTTGAGAAGGGGGTTGGCCGTCAGTGCGGCCTGGATTGCAGCGCTTACAGCTGCACCGTCGTTGGGGTCCAGCCCCGCAACGGAAGACATGAATGAGTTGGAGTCGAGAAGTCGGCTCGGGTCGGCGCCGGCCATGGATGCGGCCTTGAAGATCGCCAGCTCGCGGGCGGCTTTCGCGGCACTCGCCTGTGCTTCGGTGATCTGTGCAGCGAGGGCGGCCGGGTCGGTGGCTGCGTCGGGCTTCAGTCCGAGCGCGACAGCGATCTTGTCGGTATACTCCTGGCGCACGGCATCCGCTGCTGCTGTCTTCGCGGCGGTGCGATCGGCTGCGTTCTCACGACGCAGGCGCTCGATCTCGGCGCGTGCCGCTTCCGGGTTTTCCCACGGCGACGGTGCCGCAGGAGGCTCCGGCGGCGCTACCGGAGGTGCGGGCGTGGCGGGGGGGCTTGCCGGCTCGGGAGTCGGAGCCGGCGCGTTGGGCTGAGGGTCGGACATGTGACTGGGCCTCCTGGGCTCATATCGGGTGAACCCGCTCCTGGCGGGACTTAAATGCGAAAAGCCGCCCCGAAGGACGGCTTCTGTGTTAAAATGTTTGTACCCGGGCTTGCTAGCGGCCCTTCGGATGGGACCGAAAAGCGACAGCAGCTAGTTACCCCCATAGCTCAAGTAGAGAGCGCCGCTTAGGGCGGAGGGTCGGGCAGATCGGCACAAGGGGGACTCAGCCGCCGAGGTTGAGCCGTTACTTGTGCGGACTAAATGCCGAGGAAACGACGGCGGAACTGGTCGAGGCTCAACGACTTCTTCCGGTTCGCTTTACGCGCCAAAATGCGGCGACCAATCAGACTCATCACGCCCCCAAATTCAGTTGTTCCCGACGCGTGTTCCGCACACGCCCGGTCTGGTCGATGAACTCACGCATCCGCGCCTGCGCACGCCGCACATCAAACTGTGCTTGCGAACGCATCGCCGGAGTGAACGCAGCAGCCAACTCCCGTTTCGCCGCACGAATATCGCGCTCCAACTTCCGTTGACGCTGCGACTCGTCATAGAGGCGCTGATCATCCACAGACCACTCGCGCGGCGCAGGAATGTCCGTCACACCCGGGATGTACCCCACCAACGTGTGACGGCAACGCGGATGAAACAGGCCCGCGGCGGTGGCGTCAGCGATCGTCGCATCAGCCCGCGAATCCGGCCCAACAGACAGGAGCTTGCCCTGCCAGGGCAGACACAGCGGGCACGGGTGCCCATCATCCGTAACCGTGAACAGGTCCAGGCTAAGCGACTGCAGCCGGTCCAGGTGGGATACGTTGAATGCCCGTTCCACCGCAGTCCGGGTCGCCATCTCCACATACGCGGACAGTTCCCAGTTGCGGCCCTTGGAATCCCGGTAACCGGACACA